CCACTTTTTCTTTTCTTTATTCTATCCTATCCAAATCCTCCACCGCCTCCTGCATCTTTCTATTTATCGCCTCATTCACCGCCTCAACAACGGCCTTATCTTTAGCTCTTTTCAGAATCCTGCGCTTGGCAGTAATGTATCTATCAGCAGCCTCATATATCTTCAGCTTTCTTCCGTCCTTGCTTTGTGATAACTTGAATTTAGATGCCGCATTATGAATATTCTTCGCCGTATCAGGTGTATTCGTCTTCATCTGCTGCATGTTATATTTCAGCCGTTCAAGCTCATCAGCGTAGTTATACCATTTCGATTTAGTCCTCTGCATATCATTACCTTCCTTCGGAGTATAATTGAATACTCTATAGAATGGAATAGTATTCGGATTCACCTTATCCCATTCCTTATTAAAGCCTTCTGCAAAACCCTTATCATCCTTGACACCAGACACGACACCCTTAACAAGCGACTTGCCTGTCTGATACGTTCTGCCAATCGTGGCACCAGCTCCACCAGTATAACCCTCGACGATATGCTGCAATCCATAAGGAGCAGTAAAGAAGTCTACAGCATCAGCCAACATGCCGCTACCTTTCAAGTCCTCGTTCGTGTTGTCGATACCATTGAAAGTCTTGTTCGCCCACTTGTTGATAGTCATGTACGCATCGTTCGTGCTGTCATAGGCACGCTTCCATCTTGGAGCCTTGTCAAGATAATCGTTGTCACGGTATATTGGTCTACCCGTCCAGTCTCTGTTGAAAGCAAGTTCAAGTTCAGGCTTCGCTGTTGTCGGGATAACAGAGAGAATAACATCTTCGCCCAACTCCTTTATTCCGCTCGATGGAGAATGATGTCCCAAGAAATCTGAGGCAGGAACAAGCTGTGCCATCTGTCCGATGATGTCCAGGCCTATAGGTGTATCACTCTTTAGACTCTCATCCACCATATACCCGGCTGCAATATCCCCCAAACCATAGAATGCTCTAAGCTCTATACCCATAGGTATTGTCTTGAACTTACCACCTCCCCAATAGATGCACAAGTTATTGCGACGTTTCCATTCTGGCAGTTCCGCGTATGGGTTCTTTACGCCATTGCGTTTCTTCTCATCCTCTTGGCTTATAAGCAGCTGATTCAGCAATGCAACAGCAATGTTCAGTCCAAAAGGCATTGCGCCGAAAGCTATAGCAGCTGTCTTTGGTGCATGCTTAAGATTCTTGGTGAAAAGGTTTGCGCCTTGCACACCTGCATTATAGAACATGGTATGATTCTTCATGTAGCTATTGAACCATCCTAACGAATTTCGGAATGCAATATCCGTCTTTCCGTCATACTCTGTCTTCAAGCTCTTTATTGCATCGCCCGAACCATGACGGTTGAAGTTTGAAGAAACCTCCTTAGCGTCATAGATACTTTTACCTATGCTTCTACCGCGCTTTCTTGACACACAGTAAGTAGAGTAGCGAGCTACGTTTTCCACAACTTCATTCGCCAATTCTACAAGCACACCGCCTTCTTTCAGCTTTTTCATAAGCCATCGATCGCCTTCTTTGTTCCCTGTCTTTACAAGGTTCTCATATTCTTTTATTATGTCCTCGTATTTCTTTAACGAAACAAAGCCTGTCTCACCGCCATTGTCCATGAACTCCTTAAACCAACGTTCTTTCTGATTGTTTGCATCCGAGCGTCCCTCCTTGTAGCGTCTGAACATTCCAAGATAACCGCCATCAAAGCTGCCATCCTTTCGTCTTGCCATAGAAGCCCAGTTCTTTGCATACTCCATACAGAAATCCCAAGTATAACCCATTCCTTCCTTTGTCAGGTTGGCAGACGCAAAGGTCAAGTCTCGCATAAGGTTTGAAGATATAAAGTCCGGATTAAGCGAAGTGTTCAACTGTGCGCAAAATCTATTCAGCTCTGCCGATTTTTCTGATACCCATCCGCGTGTGCCCGAGTCTCTGAGCATTCCGTTTATAGCTTGTGCTGCTCTTGGATTTCCCTGGCAAACGAATCTGCGCACTCTGCCGTTCACATATACATTAACTATATGTTGGTTCATGTCGCTGCTGCGCTCAAACTTATAGCCAATGTCGCTTTTCCTTCTCGCTATCTTTGCCTCGCCATGAGCTTGCTTTGCCTTCATGGTGTCCTCAAAGGTGTTCAATATATCGTTGATCTGCTCTTGGGTTGAGTTTTCGGGAATGTTCGGCATTACTTCCTCCCATACCTCATTACCGTCAACGACATGCTTCTCTACCCAAGGCTTAATCTCCACAAATATTCTGTCCTTAGCGTCGCCCTTCTCGTAGGCTTCCACAAAGCGCATGAAGTGTTGTCTCTCCACGTTCTTGCCACCGTTCAATATGGATGACTTTGCCAAGGCTGATATTTGCGCCAATACGTTCACGTCACTAAGACTCTCGCGTCCTCTTGCCTTTTCAATCACAGAGCCTATGTCGTTCTTTGTGTCGCCACCCGATATGTAGCCGTACACATCTTCGGCAACAGTTTCATCGAATTTTCTCAATGGAACATACCAGTCGAACATTTCTTTCAAATGGTCTCTTCCGTTTTTATCCATGAATCCGTTGGCATACTCTTGGTCTATAGTGAAGTCGGTAGCTTTCTTCTTGGCATCCCAGAAGCTTTTTACCAAGTCTGCCCCAAGCTGGCTTTCCGTGCTCATCACTTCGTCTATAACGTTGGCATCGTCATATTCCTCGCCTTTCTTCACGTCATAGATTCCGTGCATACCCGAATAGTCATGCTCCTCAGCCTTGAAGTCCTTGTCCAAGTTCTGTACTATCCATTCGTCCATCTGGCGGTAGTACTCCTTCAAGTCTATCTGTCCCGAGTCAAGCTTCTGTCTAAGGTCGCTTCTCTCGCCCTTCCAAATCTTATCCAGATTATCAAGACCCTCTGAGTCCGCACCTTCTGTCTTTTCCATTTTTCTGAACCAGTCTCTTACGAATAGTACTCTGTTTCTCTCCAAACCATGCTTCTTTATAAAGTATAGATTGGCGTTTCGTGTCTGCTCTGCTCCGTCCTTGCCGGGCATTGCCGACACCACTTTCTTGAAGGCGTCACCTAATGGCTCGGTGTATTCTCTGTCGTATCTCTCGCACATCTGCATAACCATACTGCCCATTCTGTTATGGCATTGCAATGGATTGAAGGCCGAAGGAATATCTGCATAAGCATCCTTCACACCCGAGATTGTCTGCATGGCTTCCTGCAAAGACTGCATATCGTCCACGGTACTCTCCTTGAATGCGTACCATTTTGTGCTCAATCGTCTGTTGTATTCCTCAATTTTCGATGCTGTCATTGGCGAGGTTCTATAGTGTACATGTCCGTCTGTAGCCTCGTCAAAATCTTTCTTGTTAAGGTCCAACAGCCCATGCTTCTTGCCGTTGTTGTCGTACATCATACCGTTCTCTTCTACAACGGATAATGTCTTCTCATGCTCTATCTTCCACCTCACAGCCTCAGCTCTCATCTTCCACAGCGGACTGTCTCCATGCTTCTGCACATTCTTCGCAAGCCACAGCATATACTTCACGTCCTTCACGTTAGGCGAAACTCTGTAGCCTATCTCATGCAGGGCATCTGTCACCTTATTCTTTATGTAGTTCCAGAATCCCGGCTCACCCTTTCCGTCCTCTGCGCTCTTGGCGATAAACTCCTCAATAGCGTCATAGAATCCAAGGTGATTCATGTTCATCTTTTCCTTCACATAAGCTCTCAGCTCAGCATTGATAGGATTATCCAAGTCCATCCAAAGACTTCTCATATAGTCATTGAACTTATCTCCAAGCAGCCCTCTCATGCCCTTGTGTCCCACAGTCTCGTGCCATACGGTTTTCTCCGCTGTATACGAGTCATGGATATTAGGCATATACAGATGCACCTCGCCCGTCTTCTCGTCATACCAGCCAGTCACCAGCTTGCCGTTCTCTATGTCCTTGCGCACCTTCGGGTTCTCAATCTCCTCAACCGAGTTCACCATCTTCACCTTACCTCCAGTTCTCTTCGTAACCTTCTCCACGGTCTTGATGATACGCTCGCTCACAGCATTCGAAGTCCCCGAAGTCTTCTCAGGTGTTACAACACCATCGCCTTCTTTTCTAAAGAAAGTCTCCCCATCTGTTAAATTTTTACTCTCATCAAGCAATTTTTTGCCCGAATCGTAGGATTTCTCAACTCCTTGCAGTAACTTTGCAGTATCAATAGAGTTGTTTGATGCATCCGAATGTGGTCTGTCGGGATTTTCTCGCTTTCCAGGGGAGTCAAGCAGCTCTATTTTTGTTACCTCATAGCTATGAGGTTTGTTTTCTTCCCCTCCTCTAAACTCTTGCATAGTAGTCTTCACACGGTATATCTTACCGTCCATCTCTACTGCGCCATAAAGTCTATGTACAAGGATATTGTTTCCATATCCAAGCTCGGCTTTTCTTTTTCCGGTTTCGTCCTTTACGTTATAATCCGCGTGAATCTCAGCCTCGATGCTCTCATGGATAACATCTGTAAGCTTAGTAAGAACAGACAAGTGAGTATCAAGATTCTCGCTTTTCTTTACTGCACTTTCAGAAAGATATTTTTCTATCGCTTTTTTGCTAATAGTGTAAGATGTTCCGTCGCGCATGGTTGGCAAATCTTGGTTGCCAGTTGTTACGAGATTACTAATAGCCCATGCTTTGGCGTTGTTGATAGTTTCTCTTTCCTTACTTCCAAAGTTATGCTTCTCAACCTCTACCACCTTCACCTTCTCCTTATTCAGATTAGGCATAACGATTCCTTTCTCCTCCACAGCTCTGTCTCTCACAGCATCAAAGTGTTCCTTGCTGTCTGAGAAGGTGTTGCCAAGCTCCATGCGATAATGGGCATTTGCCTTCCCGTACACCTCTGCAGCATGCTCCATTCTGTACATCACGCCCTTGCCATCGTTCTGTTTCTTCAAGTATCGCTGCATTTCCTCCTCGGTCATGCCAGCCAACTTGCAAGTCAGTTTCTTTAGCTCCGCAATCACAGCCTGGCTTGTCTCGTCTCTCGTATAACGCTCATACTCCTCAAATCTCTCGTATGTACCCGAAAGAATACTCTTTCTCTGCTCAGCGTTATATTCACCCAAGTCAAACATAATAGAGTAATCGTTGCGGTCTCCTCTCACATGCACATTAATACCATGCTCGTTCAAGTTCACCGTCACGTCTTTCAGTTCCTTCAAGTCCTTGGCTGTCTGCTTGCTCTTCTTCTGCATTATCGTATTGGTGTCGATAATGCGGTCGGGCATTTCTATATCGCGCAAATCCTCAAAGAAATCCTCTATCTTGTCGTAGTGTCCGCCCAAGCTCACTTTCTCCACACGGCCAGCCTTGGCTCGCATAGCCTCGTTGCTTATCTTGTCCACTACTACCACACGGCATACTACCTTCGTACCTGCCTGTTTAAACACGATGTCGGGCAGCTCTACCTCCGCACGCATTACGGCGGTCTTCTCACCCTCAATCCATTTGTCAAACTTCTTGTCTGTCGAACCTCTTGGAATAATAGCTACCACACGACCGCCTTCCTCCAAGTGTTTGAAGGCCTTACCCAAGTGGGCAATGGCTGTCGCTCCTGCCGTACCAAACGGTGGGTTCATTACTACAACATCATGCTTGTTGCTGATGTCGTAGTTCTCGAATATGGTGTTCACGAACTTTCGTCCCAAGCCTCCTGCCTTCAACTGCAACTTGGCAAACAGACTCTGACTTGGTTCTATTGCCACCATCTGATTGCCCTTTGGAGCATATCGTGCTATAGCTCCATGTCCGGCACTCGGCTCCATTACAGTGTCACCCTCGCCCATGTTCGCCCATTCCATCATCTTATAGCCTAATGGTTCAGGTGTTGGAAAGTAGTCTACACCCTCTCTGTTGCGGGAGTTCAACTTCTGGTTCGAGTAGTAGTCAAGCACTGCATTGTCAAATCCGTCCGTGCTTTGGTCTTTAGGCGCGTCAAATTCCTTGCCTCCTACTCCTTGTTGATCGATAGGCACCACTCCGCTATGCTCCAATATACCGTTGGCGAAACTGTCTCTCAAACTTCTTGCCTGACTTCCAAGCGCAAGGTTCTCAGTTGTTGATACCTGGTTATTGAACTTCTGTCCGAACAGCATCATTTCTGAGTTCAGTCCCAATATCGGGTACTCAAATATGGCGTTGCTCTTGTTACCGATACGGTAGGTTCGTCCCTCTATCTGCAATGCCGTGATAGGGCTTTGTGGCAGAGCCAGTGTTATGCACACACGCTGATGCTTGCCCGTAGTGTCATGCAGCGAGATACCTTCCTTTCCGCTCGCCTCCTGTATAACGATGATGTTCTTGCCGCTGTTGTCGTCGTTGAAGATGTCCACAGCCTTGTCCTTCACCTTAGAGCTTTCCTTTCCGCTGAAGAACAGCACATTGTCCTTGCCGAACACCTTGGCTATCTGCTCACGAGGCATACTGTAGTCAAGAGTCTGCTCCCAATCCAACAAGTCGGCATACTTCTTTCTGAAATCTCTTACAGCCTGCGCAGCCTTCTTCTTTTCCTCGCCTTCGCTCATTATCGAAACCAAGTGGTTGGCTTGCTCCAACATCAAGGCGAACGGCGGCTTCAATGGTTCCTTAGTCTCCACGCGACGATGGAATATCACAACCTTGCGTCCTGCATCCAAATGGGCCTTTATGCGCTCGATAATGTTAGCCACCTTCATAGTCTCAAACAGCGCGCTACCATAATTGTAGTCGCCAATCGTCCTGCGGTAAGCGTCTGCCAACACTCCGTGTCCTCTTACGGCATCCTGCACAGCTTGGTTGAACTGCTCCGCATGGTCGGGCGATACTGTCGGGAAGTCTCTTGAATAGTCATACGGGCTGTCTATAATGCGTCCGCTCATGGTTCCCAACGTGTCTTGCAGATAGTCAGAGAAGGCTATCTCCTGCTTGGCTACAGCCTCGGGGTTGTTCGTGCTCTGCTCCAGTCTGCCATAACGGAACTTGTATGCAGCGCCAAAATGGTCAAGATAGAACTGTGTGCGCCCGCTCATTCTTCCGCCCTTTTCTACTTCGGGATATTTGAAAATGTATCCCTCCGCATAGTCAAGGTTCTCGCGTGTATTGAACGGTGTGGCTGAAAGGAAGATAGTCTTTGTGTCCTTCCATTCGCTTTTTGCCTGCGCCTCAAGCTTAGGCATCACCTCATTTATGTAATGACTAAAAGCCTTCTTGAATTCGCTGTGTATCTCTCCAAGCTTCGGGAAACTGGCATAATCTCCAGGAGTAAAGTTTATTATCTCCTTCGGCAACATTCTGCTTGTAGCGTTTGCTACGTCACGTGGTGTTGCGCTCGGGTGGCTCGCTTTGTATTCATTGCGTATACGTTCTATCTCCTTGTTGCGCTCAATGTTAAACTGCTCGCCAAGACTCTTCTGCTTCTGATAGTCCTTGTTTATCTCCTGCAGTCTGAGGAAGCAGTGGTTCTCGTCTCGGTTCGTCACCATGTAGTGCTGCATACTTCTTGCAGTCTCCGTACCCTTCTTGTTCTCCATGATGCGGTGGCTCTCGTCGTATATCACAGCGTCCCACTTGGTTTCCAACAGTTTCTTGTTCACACCAAAGTTGGCGAATGTGGTTATCACCACGCCCTCACCGCTCTCAGTAGTTGCAGTGGTGCCACGGTCTTTTGCCCAACTGTCAAGGTCGCGAATCTCCATGTTAAGGTTGCGTCCGTCCTTTATCCAGTCGCTCACCTTCTTCTGGCTTGGGGTCACAATGAGTATTCGTCCCTTGCCTTGCTTCACAAGTCGCTTCGCAATGCCAAGTCCTGTATACGTCTTGCCAGTACCCGTGCCATTGGTGAACATATAGCCCTTGCCGTAGGCGTGCTCTCTGTCCGCATGCTCATTGCCGAAGAACTGTGTCTCCGCTTTCAGCACGTCCTCTTGCTGTTGTGGCAGAAGGAACGGCAATGTCTCCTCGATGTTCGCCTTGTCACCTATCTTTACAGGTACGTCCTCAACCTCAATTTGACGCTTTGCCTTGTCTGTCAATGGACCTGCAAGTTCCTTGCGCAACTTCTCTTGTCCGTAAATGTCTGCCCATTCGCCTATGGTGTGGGTCTCGCCGTTCATGGTGTACTTCGAGTTCCACATTTCTTCTATGAAGCCATCGATGTCCTTGTCAGAGAATTTCATTCCCTTCATATCCTCACCGATAGCTTCACGAATGCTCTTTATCCAGTCCTTCACACGGTATATACCTTCATCTATCAAGGCTACACCGTAGTCCTTCACTGCCTTCATCACTTCGGGCAGATATTCTATCTGTCGTGAGTTGAGGCCAGCGAGGTTCATGCCAAGCTCACCACGTCCAAGCTTGGCCCAATTCTTTAGCGCATCTTTCAGAGCTGCTTTCTTTGCAGCTGTGTTCTGCTTCTTCTGCTCTAAAGTGCCGTTATCTGGGAAATGAGTTCCTTGCTTGGCTGTAGGCTTCCATCCTCCATTCGTTGTAGCAGTCTTGTCGCTACTTCCTCGTCCACGCTCGTGTCGTACGGTTGCTCCATTGCTGCCATCATTGCTGCCTCGCTCGCGCTGAGTATTTCCGGTAGGTACTCCTCCCAGTCCGGGTGCTTCTCCTTCGCCTTGGCTATGGCTTCCTTCTCCAGTAGGAACATCAGGCTGTCCTGAACTATTCTGGCTGCCATGCTGTAGCTGCTCAGACCTTCCTTCTCCACTTGTTCCGTCACCCAGTTGCTCAGAAGATCCTCCGCCTTCTCGTCCTGTTCCCACTCCCAGTTCTTGGCTGCCTCCATTATCGGCAGCAGCCAACTGTGTTCTGTCTTCTGCTCCGCTATTGCCGGGAGCATTCTCATGTCGATTCCTAACATCGTCGTAAATTTTTAAGTAAGCTATTTGTTGTACAATGCCGTGGTTGCCATTTACATAGTCCACCGCATCCTCTATCAAACTCTTATTCTCCTCAGAGGTGTTGTTTCTTATCTCCTCCTCAGTCAAAGGATTCTTCTCGGCTGTAGCCATTCGCTCCTCACCGTCCATATCCTTCCAAGGCTTGTCTATCTTCTCGGCTTCTGCCTTGCCTGCTTCCTCGCCAAGAATCTTTCCTATCTCTCGACCGATAATCCTGCGTCGCTCCACCAAGCCAATACCGTTTCCTCTCAGCTTGGTTTCCATCGCCTGTTTCATATCGGCGGTAGCACGCTTTATATCAGAAGCGTCGCCACTCTCCTTTGCCTTCGCCAGTTCCTCCTTAGCCTTCTGCACCTGCTCGTCCTTATACATTTCTGCAGTATGCGCCAACCAAGCCAACGGATTTGTTTTCGAAGGTTCCTCCTTTGTCTTCTCACCCTTCGGCTCTATAGCGTCTTTTATATCGCCCTTTTTATCGCCCTTTGGTGTTACAACACTCTCAGATTTTTCACTTTTCTCTTTTCCCTTTTCACTCTCCCTCGGGTCCACTCCCTTAGCCCAGTCTGCCAGCACTTTGTCTGCCACTTCCTCAGCCGTAGTAAAGTGAATGCCAAGCATATCAGCCACGCCCTTCCAATACTTTGTCAGAGCCTCCTTTACTTTTTCCAGGAATCCCTGTGCCTTCACGCTCTCAGTCACGCTCTTGCCTTCCTCCGCAGCAAGCTTTCTCACCACGTCCTCAAGCTTCTTCGTTCCCTCGCGTCCCGAGTAGGTTGTTATCATTTCCTCATACAAGGCGTCGCCTTCCAGTTCGGGGTACAACTTCTGCACCTCTTCCTTCAGACCTTCCACCTTGTCAAAGAGCTTCTTCACGCTTTCCCATTCCTTCGGGTTAACACGGCGCAACATGTCACACCACAAATGCGCATACTCATGCAGCGGTGTCTCTGGCTTCATCTTTCTCGTGTCGAGATAAATCTTCTCGCCGTCAGTAAAGCCATACACCTCACCGTCTTTGGTGCGGAACTCCTTCACGCTGTTGTCTATCTGCAAGCCTCTCTTCAACGCCTCGTTTATCTGGTCCGACTTCTTCACGCCCTTTTCAGGTGCGCCAATCTTGAAACCTACCTTCTCAAACTCTATGCGCTGTCTTGGTGTCAGCACGTTCTCGGGTATCTCAACCTTAGCGTCGCCCACAAACTCCTTGGCTCTCTGTGCAACCTCAGCGTCCGACAACACTCTCACGGGCTTGCACCAACGAGAGAGGATAACCTTTCTTGCACGTCCAGTCTGCTTGTACACTTCGCCACTCACAACGCCACTCTTCCAGTCTACCTCACCTACAGCGTCCTTGGCTCTTTCTGCCTTGTACCCGCTGCTCAGTTCGCTCACCGGAACCTCGCATTCCACGACAACGATGTTCGGACGAATCCAAGCCGACTTGAACTGGTCGTTCAACGGCGAGCGTGAAGTATGCCAATACGGATTGTATGCAGCAGGAATGTCCGTAGCCTTCTTGCCAGTCGCATCCTTGCCGCCCTTGTCGAGCTTGAACTTCCATTTCAGTTCGCCCGTCTTCTTGTCTACCTTCTGCTCTTTGGTCTTCGGGTCAATATCTGGAATAGCCAAGTCTGGGTTCTCGTCTGCACGTATCCACACGCCAAGCTCGTTAGCCTCCACACGCTTGCCGTTCACGGCTGCTGCCATAGGAGGATAGAGCTTACCGTCTATCACCTGCATAGCACGGTACACCTTCACAGTCTCGCCATTCTCCAGTTCTTCAAGTGTAGCCTCGTCAGTCTCCTTGTGATACTTCAAGTCCGAATCGGTCTCCTCGCTCTCACGGATTACCTCCTCAGCTTCCTTCTCGTCCGTCACCACCTCAATGCCAGTCTTCTTGGTTATCTCCGTGGCAATGTTCTTGACAGCTTTGTCTACTTCTCGCTGTTCTTCTCCTGCTTGAATGTCTCTATCAGGGCTTCCTCCATTGTCATTTTCGGGTTTTCCTTCCTTATCTCCCTCCAATGGGCCACCGTTTTCTTCGGTAGATACATCATCGATATTCTTCCGCTCGAGTGTCTTATCTCCACTCTTTGCAAGTCCTTCTTTTCTTCTTCTGTCATTTTCTCTTTCTTTTAATGATTTTTCTGCTATGTTTAATAGAGTGGGATTGTCTGTTATTTCAGACATTGCATCCTTTCCGTGTTCTTGAGCATAGGTTACAAGGTGAGCCAAAGCTTCATCAGCAAGCATATAGAGTGCATCTACATCATCCATTTCCGAAGCACGTTCTGTATACTCTTTCATATTTGACAGAACTTCAACAACTCGTTCAAGTTCCTCTCGTGTAAGAGTATTCATATCTGTTATCGAATATACAAGAGCCTCGACCCTTGAAGGGTCTACTTCATTGTCCGCATGAACCGACTCATGCTCAAATGTCTCACGCAATTCTTCAGAGCCAGTACTGCCTTCAAGGTATATATGAATCTTACCATCTTCGTAATATCCTGGATAATGAGCACCCTCTGGCATATTTTCGATAATGGTCTTATCATTTTCTGTTTTCGCCGCATCCGCCAAGTCCTGCTTCGTCCTCAACACAACAGGCTCGTCATACCCATTACTCTTGGCAAACTCTTTCACATACTCTCCCATTTGGTCGAGTATACGCTCACGTTCTTCACCCTTGGCTTCCTTAAGCTGCTCTACGGCTTTGTTGTAGTCTGCTTCGCTTGTGATGACGTTTCCTCCTGGTGCTTGCGGTTCAGTTCCCTCAGAGCTGCCAGCATCGCCATTTCCTTCTTTGCTTGAATGTCTTGTTTCATAGTCTTTCCAGTTTCTAAGTTTCAAAAATTCCTTTATAAACTCTTCATTCGTAGGTCTCTCGCCGAACATTTCCATCTGGTTGGCATCTGCATAAGGAGCAGCATTTCTGTTATACGCCATCATCAGCTCACGGAAGTCCTCAGCCTTACCCTCCAGAGCAAGAGCAATAGCCTGCGAGATAGGGTCAAATCTGTCCGCAGCGTTCTCGCCAAACATAGCAGGAGTGCGCAAGTATGCGTCCACACCGCTTCCGCCTTGACGAGCTTCGTACAGCAACTGCACTGCCTGGTCTATCTCCTTCATCAGAGCATAGTCGCCAAGTTTCATATTGTCCGTCACAGCACGGATGCCGTTCAGAGCCTTGGTTTTCAGCATGGCGTCAGCACCCATCATACGGATAGTGTTCTCCGAGAACACACTGCCCAATAGCAGGTTCTTCACGAAGTCCTTGCCTGCTACCGAAAGCTTGTCCTCACCCTCACGCAATCCGGCTACCTCGTTCAAGCCAATCACGCCCTTATCAATTAAACGCTTTAGCAACGAGTTTATTGCAGTAGGATTGTTAAAGAATGCGTCAAGACTACCGCTTCCCTCTATCTCTGATATAATAGTGCCTATCTCGTCAGCAGAAAGCTTCTTCGAGTTCGCCACTGCCTGCTGAGTATTGCCCTGCGATTTCTTCTCGTTCTTGTTGAACTTGGCAAAGGTTGCCGTGTCATACTTCATCGGCTCGTCACTCACAAGCACAAGGCGCGGATGCTTTATACCACTCTGCTCAATCTGCTCTGCGGTGAAGCCGTAATTCTCTGCATTCTCCTTCAATGCTTCAAGATAAGCACTGTCGGTACCGTTCTTTGCTGCCTTCTGTCCCGCCATCGTTCTGCCGTTACCGTCAACAACAATGCCGTCAGATGTCACAACCGGAACCTGGTCTACTGCCTGTCCGTCATACTTCATGGCTATCATATCCGTTACCATCTGAGCCTGCTTGTCATTCTCATAGTCACGGTCATTGATAGTCCTGCCTTCTTCGTTCACTGGGAAACCCTCACTCTTCTTATATCCGTCGTTGGCATTATGCGAAGGTGTCAGACTGTCTGCTTCAACAATCTCATAGTGTCCTCTTAGCTTGCTTCCGTCAGCCAATGTACGTGTACGCTTGTTGCCCACAATACGCTTACCGCTTTCAAACTTCTCACGAACAGCGCCTAAATTACCTGCTTCACTTACCGAACCTTCTTCACCTGCACTACCTACCTTCTCCATTCCAGCCTTAACCTTATTCGCGGTCATTACCTTCTTGATATTGGTATATAGCTCCAGCTCTGCTTTGGCGGCATCAACTGCCTTCGCCTTCTGAGCCTCAGCTTCCTTGGCGTCGTTCAAGTCGCCCGTGTAGTCCACCTTTATTTTTTCGGCTTCTTTCAGCATCTTCTCGGCTCTCTTTATCTGTCCGTCAACAGCCGCCTCCGCATTTTCACCAAACTGCGAAGACATCCACTCCGCTCCCTGTTCCGCCGTCATCTGCGAGTAGTCAGCAGTCTCACGGCCTTTCGTGTCCTTCATCATCGGCACAGGTGACCCATCGGCAAAGGTTAAAGTTTCGTTACTTCCATTGCCATTATCGGATGGATTATTTTTTTCTCCTTCCCCTATAGGCTTTACATCTTCAACTCCAGGCGCCGACGCGCCCTCCTTCGGTGTTACAACACTCTCAGTCTTAGTATCGGATTCTTCACTTTTCTCTTTTCCCTTTTCACTTTCAGCGTAAGCCACCGAGTTCATAACCTCCAACATCTCCTGATAGTTCTTGGCATAGTCCTCCGTCTTTTCCACATGGTCAAGCTGCACGTCCTTCTTGCTCACGAAGTCCATTTCCTTTGTATTCGGGTCAAGCACGCTAAGCATGTCGCCAACGTTTTCTCTCGCTCTACCCTCATTATCAAACGCAACATCGCCAGCTCCAACAATCAGCAGTCTGCCATTGTTGTCCTTCACGAACAACATCTGGCCGCCCTCTTGCTTCTCGCCGTTCATCTCGCCCTTGTAGCTCCATTGCTCCACATGTTTCTGCACGGTCTCAGCAATCTTCTGTTCAGTTCCGCGATACATGCCCACAGCCTTAGCCTTGGCGTTGATATAGTCGGCATAAGGCGCAAGCTGTTCCTGCGTCAGTCCCGAGTTTATCAGCTCCATGTATATCTGAGGTTCCGAAAGACCTTCCTTTGTCAGTCTCTCATACTCCTGCTTCAACACATCGTTGCTTTCCAAGGCTGCATTAAACGCCTTCTCTGCATTCTTCATGTTGTTCAGCACCTCATCCACAGCCTCGTTGTTAGGATTCTCCGTGCCAAGGTTATTCTCCTCAACCACGTCCTTGCCCTCTGTCTGCGACTGGTCGGGATGCAACGTTCCTTCCGGGAACTGTTCTCCCTCATAAGCCTTTCTCAGAGCCACACAAGCGTTCTGTTCCTCCTCGCTACGCTTCAACGGGTCTTTGTCCATAGCTGCCTTCAACTGTTCAGCAGTAAAGCCAAACGTTTCGGCTACAGTCTCCAATGTTTCTTGTGCCGTTTTTTCGTCCTTTATCTGAGCTGCACCATAGGCATTACTCAAACGTTGGTTTTCGCGTCTCAGTCTGAGTGAGTAAACTACAGAGTCTCGTTCGTCTTCAGTTTTGACGATATGTTCTGACAATAGCTCTCCATATTTACTATACTCGCTTATAGTGCCTCCTCCATAACCAATATACTCCATCATAGGACGTGACGAAGGAACCGTTCCCATAACCAAAGCAGAGAACTTAGCCTTTGTGTCCCAAGGTATTGTATTGTCTGCCATTATCTCATCATAGGCAGTCTTCACAAATTCAGCGTCCGTATCCTTATACGACTCCTCGCCCTTTCCTCTGGCTGTTGTCTTCTTGGTTCGCAATGCCCAATGAGTAAATCCTTCCGGTCTTAACGGCATGTCTTCTATAAGCCTTTCGTACATTTTTCGTAACGGTGCTTTGTTACTTCCGAACAACTGTTCTTTCTCCTCATTGGTGAATGTATATCCACCAAAGGATGCTCGCTGACCGTCAGACACCATAAGGTTGGCAAGGTTTCTCTTCACCATGTCAAGATAGCTTTCCTTTTTGCCATCCTTCGTATAACGATTAGGCAGTCTTGCATGTGTCAGCTTCAAGGCTACGACGTTGGCGCAAGCTTCAAGGTTTCCCTCTACGCTCAGCCAATCTGTATCATGTCCCTCTATCATCTTGGCAACATTACCACCCATGTGCATACCCACGCCTTCCATAGCTATTTGGAACACCTTGGCAGGAATACGCTTCACGCCACTCACATTATAGATTCCTGCACCTACAGCACCGCCAATGCCGCCCATAGTAGCCCAGCTTGCGCCCTCAGAAAGACCGCCCATAGTCATGAGCTTTACGGTATTGCCAATAGAGGTATCATCACCCGTTGAGTAATTCTGAACAGCAGCATTCGTCGAACCATAAAGCACACCCGTTACACCTTGACTTACGGCTCCAGTACCAACCATTCGACCTATGCGCCCTGCAAGACTCGTGTTCGCTATTCTTGCAGCCTGGGCTACTCCGTTACCCATAACCTTGCCTGCCACGGCTGCACCAGCCTTTCCTAATGCACCAAACACAGGAGCGTCTGCAGCAAAGCTCAATGTTCCGCGTGCCACTCTCGCACCCATACCCGGTTTAACATAAGGATTTTCCCCGTTGTCGGTCATAGCCATACCTTGCTGAGCATACTGTCTCTGCTTCTTCGACATCATACCCATCGACAAGATAGTGCCTATCATCGAGTCGTTGACACCACGGATGATATATTCTGCCGTACTCTTAGGCATATTACGGCTCAATTCGCTCTTCTCAAACTCCTCAGCTATCTTTGCTTGCAAGCCAGGAGCTATATAATTCTTTACATAATCCTCTGGGTCGATACCAAACGAAGCTGCCTTTTCTACTATTTCCTTCTGCATCTTCGGGTCAGAGAACAACCCAGCCATGTCTTTCTCGGCATTCTTGCTGAGCTGATTCATTAGCTTGTCAGGGTCAAGGGCTTCATTGTAAGCCTTACCTGCTACCATATATGCAAATGGAGAAGCCTTGCTCAAAGCATCTTCTGCTGCAACACCTTTAACTGTCGCATCCTTAAACATCTTTTGGATACTATTGTTTATATATCCGCCAAGCTGTTTGTCAACAAGCTGTCTGCTGCTTTCTTCCAACTCATCCTCCAACTGCCCGCGTGTCTTCACAATATTGTTGTTCACGTCCTCGTTCCCAAGGTCAAAGGCAGGAGCATTACGTCTGTCTCGCTCACGGTTTGTAAATTGTCTTCCTGCCTGCTCCACATTCTGCCCCACGATATGCTGTCTCTCCCTTGTCTGCTTCACCATCTGTTTCACAGCACCCGGCTTTGTGTAGCTCACGGGAGCCTGTAATCTCTGTACGGCATTCGCATTCTTCAATCCGCGCACAAGCTCGCTATCATTCTCCATCGGCGCTGAAGCGCTCTCATATGCCGTAGTGTTTCCATGTGTTACAACACCACCGCCCCACTTCTCTTTCGCCACGCTCTGTTGTGCTCTGCCTAATGCGGTCTTTGGTTGCTGCTGAGGCTTTGTCGCTCTTGGCTTCTGCAACTTGCGCATAAACTCCTCATACGAACCACCCAAGTCAGCACCATTCTTTGTGAACAGGTCGTACACAGCCTTTCTGTTGGCATAATTGCTGTTACCAGTAAACTTCTTTTCGAATGTATTATAGTCCTGGCTATAGCCGTTGTCAGCCATAAGCTTGTACATCCTCTGCAACTTACTTCTATCTATTGCCATATATTTTTCAAATTAAAGTTTAAAACCCGATGCCCAACCTCTTTTCTTCGGCTTGGCGTTATTCTTTCGTGAGGCTCTTGCCTTGTTCTGCTGCTGAGCCGCCTGACTCGTCATAGAAGGGCCTTTCTTTTGTTGTGTCGTTGTAACCTCCTCGCCTTTAGAATTATAGGCCTTCGTGCTAACCGAAGTACTTGACTCGCCATGCGGCAACGCTCCATACTCACGATAATATTCTTGCTCCCACATCGTCTTGTTTGGTTGATAACGCATTTTGCCGCTTTTGTCCACAAGCCAATACTTGCCGCCCGATGTCTTGCCTCCTCTGCCAGAACCGCTCTTTGCTGCTCGTTTTGCAGATATGGCAATGCGTCTGTCTGTCTGACCGTTCTTAATTTTGTCCTGCTCCTTCTTATACGCAAACTTATCATCGGCAAGCTTGGCGTTATGTTCATCATTTCCTTTCTGATGCCCAAATCTGTCCTCAGCCAATTTTTGTGCCTTTTCACGTATGCCAAGAGCAAGGTTTTTATAAGCTTTATCTGCATCTGCTGCATCCATCTTTATCTGCAAGTTGGCATTCTTATACGCAGCGTCAGCCTCAGCAGCAGATTTTCTCGCACGCTCTGCCTTTCTCTTGTCAAGGTCTGCTTGCATCTCAGCAGTCGGACTATTAAACTTCTGTAGCGCAGCTCCCTTGGAAGTATTATATATGTTCCCCATGTGTCGTATTGCGTCAGCTAAAGTGGCTATGCGCATATTGTTTCTCGTCATGCGCTCGTCATAATCATCATCACTCTCGCCTTCACGCCTTCCTGGTCGCTTCTTCGACAATCCGCCAAGCCACTTAAAGAAACCACCATCCCTTTGACTATCGTCCTTCTCAAACACAGCAGTAAAACCCTTATCACCACCAACAGCACCCAAATCAACACCAACCAAAGGCTTAGAGTTAAGAGCGTAAGAGGATGGCATACTTCCCTCTAACTCCCTCGGATTTGACGTCTGCCACGATTGTTGAGCCTTACTGCCCTCAGTCACAGGTTCCCCGTTAGGTGTCCATCCTACATTTACAGGCATATTCTCAAACGTAGTAGGTCGTTTACCACTAAACACATTAGCTGGTTGCTGAGGCTGTGCCAAAACACCAGGAGCCACAACACCAGGCTGTGTTACAACACCCTTCCTCTTCTCCTTATCGTCCAATACTGTGTTCATAATCCTCCACGTTTTTCTTCAACAAGTCAAACGCCTGACCAAGGGTATTGACAAACTTCTCTGCCTTTTCCCTACGCTTGTACTGAAATTCTATCTCCTTGTTCAGTACGCTAATCACCTCGCACTTCTCGGCAATGCGCTTGGCTCTCTTCTTCTTTATCTTACCTATCACCGTCTCCTGATAGGTCAAAGCACTCTCGGCCGACTTTAAGCAACGTTCAAACCAGTCACGCTCCTTTGTCACACCAGCAAGAGCCGACTTCAAACGCTCAATCTCTGCTGCTTGCTCGTCAACGAGCGAATCCTTCAACAAACCCGCTGCCTCCATCACACGATTAACGTCTACACCTTTCTTCGCGTTTATATCAATCTTTTTCTTTCCCATAGTATAATCTTTTTTATTATTTTCCTACATGCGTTACAACGCTCCCTACACTCCAGTCACATTCTTCAGCTTGTCCGAGTATTGGCTATATAGCACCTCTGCCTCGTTAATATTCGGAACAAGAGAACCTCCCATAGCTGCCTTGGCTTGTGGGCTTGATACATCAACCTTGCCCGGCTTTGATGCCTTAGGAGTACCATCCAACGACGATGCTGCACTCATCATCGCATTACTCATATTCTGAGCTGCTTCAGCCGTGTTTGCTGCCTGCTGATTGTAAATATCCTCTCTCTGCTTAGAAAGACTCTGCTCGTTCCTCATGTGCTGATCAGAAACACTCGCCTTTCTCGCCGTGTCATTGGCACCAATATTCGCAATAGTATTACCCATCGTCCTATTTGCTGCCTCCTTTGCCATAGCTGTACTCGCCGCTGTTCCACCACCAACTGCTGCAGCTCCATCCGCCTTGCGAATGTAATTGTCCTGAACCTCCTGAGCCCTACGCATCAAGTTCTGACCAGCCTTTGTATCCAAGTAGTCCGTATTATACTCCTTGTCATACCAAGCCTTCTCCGCATTCGTGCGATATTTCTGCTCGGCCAATGCTCTCTTGGCTGCCTTACGCGACTTAAGACCTCCAAACAACGAACTACCTACACTCAAACCTAAACTGGCTGCACCAAGCAAACCTATCATCGGATTATTCGCACCCGACAACTCACTAAAGCCTAACGGCAACCTAAAGAATCTGCTAATGTCTGTCATATCTATATCTTTTTTAATAACCATAACTAACATTCTTTCTCTCCAGTACCTTTTTCTTGGGGAATATAACATTGACCCCCCTTTCCGGTAGTACCTTTTCCAGGAAATATACTAACGACCTCCTTTCTGTGGAGTACCTTTTCTGGGGAAAATGATGATGACCTCCTTTGAGAACAGTACCTTTTTATACCTATGCTTTTATCTACTATAATTCGCAGCCAGTACCTAAGCCCCCACCCCCTTTGGGTCGTTCATCATCCACCTATGCCTCATCGCTTCCTTATCCTCGCCATCATGCTCTAACCACTCCAACACGTCAGCACTCTAACCTATCCTCCCATATCACCCACCATGCCACATACCACTCATGCCACTATCGCCACCCCTCCACATCATCAAGAGCAATCATCTTTTCCTCGTATTATTACCTACCATGCGTCTACCAAAGCCACTTTACAACCTCCTAACTCTCTATATATCAGTCATTTACCCCTTTGGATTATGACCCCGCAAGGGTCATGCTTCAAGTAACACAACATTTGGAAGTCGAAAAAGGGACAAGGACAGAAAGCCAAAGAGCGCATCCAAGAACCATGAAGCCATTACAACAAGCCAAAAGCCACAAAAAGAAGCCTAAAAGGCCCTTAGTTGCGTCAAAAATACGGAAAACAACAACATCTTTTTCCGTATTTCGTCATGTCACAATTTTTTACTTTCCTTCATCAATCCCTTTATCGGGCACTTAATACAAAAAACCGACATACAGACCAATTCATTTGGTCTAACCCCCGTAATTTTTGTGACCACCTAAAAGGATAGAGGAAATTTAGAACAACTCAAAGGCATATAGATGTACGCACGAAAAACCACTTTTGTAACAAAAAAGTCAAAAGAAGACAAAACAAAGAGTTGCAAAGGTCAGTAAAAACGGCTTGCAAGTCGGAAAAACACGGAAAAATCACAAAAACACGCCTTATACGCTCAATAATGCGCATAAAGCTCCTCACCGCATAAACACAAAAAAGTCACTCCAGTGAGGATAGAGTGACTTATACTTATATATAATAATAGGAGGTGTTTATATATCTCTCTGTTATGGAGGAGTAAAGAACCATGGGGAGATAAGGGGGCTTGCGCCCCCAAGGGCTTACGCCCTCCCCCTTGGGGTAACGCCTTAGACGAGTGGTTGCTAATATATTCTAATCAGCAAGGTTTCGTCTTCTAATACAGGTATTATGTGCCTAAATAATTCTATATCGCTACGTCTTGTACTCCATACCGTTTTCTTGTTTGTGCTCGTTACTGGCTCTTGTCCTAATACCCTACATATTCGACTAACTAAGATACCGTACATATCTTTTATACCTTCAGATGAAAAGTCAATATCTACAACAATTGACGAAAGCCTTTTGTTGTCAAAACGGAATCGAACTTCGTTTATATTATTAAAAACACCCTTTCCCCATGTAATGAAACCTGTTGAAGAGCCGTTACTTAGTTCATCTCTATCCACAGACAAATCGAGGTGTTTGAATCTTGAAAGACAAAATAAATACTCGTCTCCTAACTCAAATCCTAATACCCCATTTGGACGTATTCCGTCAATAGGGTTAGAATTAATTGCAATCTTTTTGCTTCCTTTGAGTACATTGTACACAATAATGATAATAGACAAGCCGATGAATATAGCACCGACAATTAAAGCTGTTTGATACATTGTTTTTATTTATTAGTTACACTTCTTATCTCTTCTACGATAGCTCATCAAGCCAAGTGATCACGAAAGCACCAATCTTATACAGAATAAATACTACGATACTATAAATCCCTAACACTATAGTATCGCTCACTGGTTTGTATTTGAATATTTTATTTATGAAGGAAGAAATTTTATCCGAAAATGTAGTCCAGAGATATGCCATTATAGCTATAGACGCTATGAAGTAAACGCCCACGAAAAGCATACTTGCGACTTCGATAACAGCAAAGGCTGCACCAGAAATACAGCCATCAGCAATAATGCCTATTCCTATAATGCCACCTAATACCACAGCGATTAGTATAGCCGTTTTCTTATCACTCATTTCGATATGCTTTTTATTTCCTCAACGATTGTGTTGAACTCCTCAAGAGAGTCGGCAGTATAATGGATGCCATTGAAGCGCACGAAGGCTGCAAAGTCGCTGCTTGTCTCCTGAGGTGTATTAACCTCTTCAGGAGAAGCAAATAACTGCCACATAGGAACGCCTAACACGCTTGACCATTTCTCGAGTGTTGGAAATGATGGCTTGTTAATCTGTAAGTACAATGCCGTGTAACTAATACCAAGCATCGCAGCAAATTCCTTGAGCGAAATATTCCGCTCATTAAGTATTTCTTTAATTCTTGTCATATATGTTAATAAGTATTTACTTGTGCAAATATACTCATTTTCTTGTTAACATTAAGTATATACTTAGTTAATACGTGTTAATATTAAGTATTTTCTTAACAAAAAACTTGCGTCGCATTAAGTATTTACTTAACTTTGCAAGCGTAATCAAGAGATTACTTCAACATTAGTATTAACAATTTAAACTCATACAATTATGGAAATCTACAAAATTGAAAGACATGGATGCGAGGTGAATGTGTTGTTCACAGGTAAACAATACATATTTCAAAACTCGTACTACGGAATACTCGCTGTTGCGACAAGAAAAGGATACAAGGATGAAGACATGAACACCTTCACACTCGAATACGGAAACGACAACACTACAGGAGGTTCGTTCGATGGTGACTACTGCGCTACAATGGCTAAGCGTGTTATCAACAAACTAGAGTCAATATACTCTGAACGTGAGACACACTACGATATTGTACAGGTAGATGTCAACAAGAAGTATTTTATTGACATACAGGCGAGAGAACGCTGATTGAAGATAAGGAGGGGCAGCGCCCCTCCAATAACCACCCCACAGCCGTGACCGACTGAAAGGCAAGCGGAGCGAGACCGTCGAGGTAGACTTGCAGCAGATGAAGGTAGTTCAGTGCTACGGTGCTTGCGACAAGTTCACGCTCTATCACGACCGCATTGTCAATCTCGTCAACAACAACATGGATACAATAAAACAATGTCTAACATCTAAACAAATAGCAATATGACAAGACAAGAAATCTACAAGTCACGATTCCGCACACTTACCACGGCTGAGAAGAAACGTATTCTCAGCCGACTCTTCCCAGATGGCTACATCGAATGCAAGGACAATATCCCCGACGAGCAGACTTTTGCCGGTTACACCGAGGATTACGGACTCATTGAAGTCAGATTTTCCCTGTTCGACAGCCGTATAGACATATCTCGTGAGTTCGATACTGAAAGGACAAAATGGCTGTTCATCAACGACATCACCAACAGGGCACTCGCTAAGGATAACGTCTATGCCAAGAACTCAGTACAATTGTTTCCGTTCGACGACAATTCCCACTACTTTGTAGCGGACATGAACGAGCACAAGTTCTTCATCGGGCTAAACCAAAACAAATCACAAGCAATTTAAAACAATACAATTATGAAAAAGAAATTCACATTTTTCTTCCCTATGTCGGGAGAGACCATAACAAAAGAGTTTAACCTACTCGCAGTAAAGGACGCTACAGTGAAATATCTCCGCAAGCAGTCGGAAGTTCGTGGGGACATTTGCCTTGTGTCTGATGAAAAAGGCGAAATCGTGGCAATGGCGCACATCGACGACAACATGAAGGTGAAGTTCTTCATCGAGGATAATTCAGTCTCAGACATAAAAGCCATTGGGGATATTTCCCTTGAAGCCAACGCCTAACCGTAAATTTTTATTAACTTTGCAAAACAGAAAGGAGGTATCCATTATGAACGCTAAAGAATGGTGCATAGTAATAGTATTTATCTTAGCTTTGATACTTGCCTGTTAGGGCATAACCAATGGCGAGTCATGACAATCTTGTGGCTCGCCTTTTCTTTCAACACCAAGCACACTTAATCATATGAAATCAATAATAGTAATATACGACGAGCTCCTCGAACTCGACCGCACAGAGGTTGCCTATCAAGGCGAGACGCAACTGAAGTCAATCATCAAGTCGCTCATGGCTGATTATCCCGAGAGCGAGAAGGCAGAAGTCTACAACAAGATTACCCAATCTCTCGTTTATGCTTACAGACGTGACAGTAAAGGCAATGTCTACGAGATTGAACGATACGTCCCCAAACGACCTACCCGACCTAAAACCGTCAAATCTCCCGACCCCCAATATCCCAAGCGTATGACCTTCTGGATGAATGATGCAGTATACGACCGCCTTGACAACCTGAGAGGACACCGTGCATCCTACGTACGCAAGGCTGTAGAGGAAAAGCTTGAACGTGAAGGCGACCCATTACCTCCCGACCCTCTACCAAAAGAGGAAGGACACCCAGACAGACGTTATCACCGAATGTTCAAGAACTTGCCACAAAGCCTACGCACATACGATGCACGTGAGACCTACCGCTCACCGCTCACCATCACCAAGACCCCCGAAAATCTATGGCGAGTCTCCTATGGCGAATACTCCACCCTACAAGGCGCACCTTGTACCGAGAACAAAGACCTTCTTTCGGCTCTTGAATGGCTCGATATGTGGATTAAGAAATACGGCAACAAGTGGATCGTCGGCAAAGTGATAAAGGATGAGGAGAAATAATCTCCTTATCCTTTTTTTAATATATATCAAGAAAAACGTGCATTTGTTTACAAAATCTTTCTAAAAACTTTCATTTTGTTATTATTTTCGCTATATTTACGTTTTTCTAAAACAATAAGGCTTATGAAAGAGTTATCTAAACAAACAACAGCAGGGGTGAGCATAATACTCAACCGTTCAATTTTCTTCTTCTACGAGAAGTCTCTAAGATACGTACCTGTCTTCCTCATGCTATGCCATATGTATGGAGTATACAGCTTTCATGACAATCCACGTGAGATACTTATCGACATTCGTGAGAACGAAGAGTGTATAGCCTACCTTTATTTTATGGTTTACGTTTTCCCCGTAGTCTTCATGCTCCCTGCAAGCCACTTCTTCAGATTATGTTGGCTGTGGCGCATACCGTTCGTTTACTTCATTGGCACAAATGCAATACGGCTATATTACGGCTCCTGTCTCATAACCAACGAAATGTACGATGCCGACTTCATCCTTATCCTCATGACCTTGGCTCTGTATGTCTGTGCCTTCGTACAGGTGACATGCCGCATCTTCCGACACAACAGAACGTCTAATACTAAAACCAAATAACTATGAATGTACGCAACTTACTTGCTGACGCTTTCGATAGCGCAGCTTCACGCATCCGCAACAACTCATGCGGAATGACAGACGAGGAGATGGAGTCTGCTCTCCACAAAATGCTCTACCTCCTGGACTCCGACCACCATTTCAACGAGGACAATGCACGTGCAACCATCGCACGAATGTACTACTTTGTTGACGACACGCACAAGCGTTATGCACCGTTCTTCCCCTATGAGGATATACGTGCAGCTTACGACAAGATGTATCTTTCCTTGCCCGACGATTACAATTTCTGGGATTTCTGCGTCACCGTCAACCTCATGTACTCCAATCATATTGAGACTCTCCGCTCATGGTTTCACGACCGCAGCCGACTGCTACAGAAGTCTTGCGAACTCGCACGTAGCTTTCTACTTGACGAGGACACCGACCACCCATCTGATAAAATTTGGTGGTATGTAAATTCTTAATCGAAAAGCGGATGAATAGGTTTTCCCTGTCCATCCGCCTTTTTGTTATTCCTCCTGTTTGCTTTGCTTGTACTGCTTGCACTTGTTGCGCAGCCATGACTCCAAGTTCTGTGTCTCCTCCATGAGCCGCTTCTTGCTTTCAAAGCTCAAAAGACTTGGTACTGTTGCGTGTACGCTACCAGTATATTTATTACGTACAAATATGTGAGTAAATACTTTACAATCGTGTTTGTTGGGCAATGGGATAATGCCGAACAGCTTTCTTTGTGAACAAAGATATATATATCCCATTAGGAAGACCTCCGCTACCTCCTCGTAGTAAATCTTCATTTCTTTTTCTGCTTCCAATATCATGTTGTCAACAGAAACCTTGGTGCCGTAGATAATTCTTTTCTTCATAGTGTGTTTGTTCAACTTAATCCCACGGTGTTTTGATTGTTCTACGCTTTGCGTATCTCTTCGCCCACCACAAGAACAAATGTGCAGCGATATTGATAACTACAAAAAGGATAATAGGAATGAGCACTACCCACCACGACCAGTTAATCACTCCGCAGATTTTCAACACGATAAAAGCAATCTGCAATGTTGCCATGAAAAAATCTAAAATGTTAATCTTCATATTATTTGTTTTTTAATGTTGTACTTTATTATTTACTGTTATTGACATTTCCATGTGTCCTACGACATCTACGTGTTCTTGGAGGTTGATGATATGCTTCTTCCACAGTTTCAGTCTCGGGCACATGTTCCCTTTCGTCAGCCTTGAACATATCTTTCATTAACCGAAGCAGACTTCTCTTGGCTCCAATTATTGGTTTCTTTTTCGCTCGTATTCTTATAGAGTAAAAACCAATAGTATCGTCGCGATAACGATAACCATATCCACTTTTAAAAGCAAAATACGTCCTCATCAGTTTTACACGCCTTTTGTCTATACGATAAGCTTCAGATATTATTTTCTTAAGCTCTTTCTTTGCTATACGTATTTTCATACCGCCTCCATTCTTTAATTTTAAACCTTGAGCAGCGGAAGTAAGTCCTATAAGGAACAAACTCCCCCTTGCTCTTTTCCTCTTCCATGCGTCTTTTGTAGAGCATGGTCAGCTCACGACTCGCTTTCCGGTCTAATAGGTTGCCGTTATAGACTCTCCATCTTACAGGATATTGAAAAATCTGCCTTCCCATTACTGTTTCCTTCCTTACCGCTTTGCTTGACGAACACTTGTTGTATAAATTGTTCCAACACCCTGTTGTGTCGTGCAATTCTTCTTTCCATTCGTTTTACTTTAATAGCAGTCAAGAGGGACTGTGTATACTTCGGCAAACGACGTATAGCCTCATCAAGCCGCATGTCATAGCTTTTTAACCAGTATAAGACACGACGGTGTTTCACTTTTGTACCCTTTGAGGCATACATCCAACCTGCACGAAAGCCCCATCGTCTAAACCAATAAGGATAACGTTTGCGTCTTTTACCTCTACATTCCAGGCTATAAAGCTCATAGAAGTCACTCGCCTTAATTATTTTCTTTGCCAATCTTGCTTTCATAAGCTATTCTTTTTTGATGCCCAATTTTTTCTGCCATTCGGGGTCGTGGACGTTGCCTACCACCTCGAAGTTACTACACGATAACTGATTGATGTCTAAATGGACTCCTTCAAAATACTTGTCAACATTTAGTTTTTTGTTTGTGCGGCAGAGCATGAAATACTTCCCTCCGTCTTCATCCCAAACAATACTACCGAAACGCAAATCACGACACGTTTTTTGCTCGTTTATAAAACTAAAAGGAAAATCATCCGACCGCAATACGTCTCCCTCATAAATCTCCTTGCCGTTCTTGTCAAAGAAGCCAGTGAACTGCCCAATGGTCTCAGAAGCCACCTCATATCCACCAACCATAGTGCGAGGTTCCAAGCCAGTGGTTGTGACCTTCTGATTATGCACCAAGTCACCATATCGCCAAGCGCCTGTAAAGACATCTTTGCCACGAAATTTGATTGTTCTCATAGTTTATTCCTCCTTAAGTTTTACAGGTTCATCATTCCAGTTAAGCTCTCGTCCGATAAGCTTCTTTATGCTGCCATTAGGAAGAAGGAAACCATAGGCTCCGTTTCTATCTTGTGGCAACCAATAGTTGTGCTCAACACAATCACCAGCCCACATATCAGGCTTACAGTTGAATATCCATTCACCAATATAATCTTTTGCTACCCATGCCATAACTATTCCACCTTTATGCCGAAGGGCGTACCATCAGCGAAATCAAAATATTTTTTTAAAGTAGTGAAATTCCAACCAATAACACCATTTAAACCTGTTGCACGTGCACCATCTTCCACAGCAGTAATTAAAGCATAATGTCCATCTTGCTTATCTTTTACCCATCCAAATGGCTCATGCTTTTTCATTTCCTGCCAACACTCTTCTGCGTTGAGGAATGAGTGGTACTTGGGTTCTGACTTGATGCGGTAGTTTTTAGGAGACAAATCAAATGCCAGTAAGTCACTTTCAACCCATTTTCCATAAGAATCTTTTAATTCTATTGCCCTACCTTCTGCAAATGCCTGTATAATAGGCAGCAGCTTTTTGGCTTGCTCTCTGTTCATTGTTAATCCTCCATCATTTTTATTCGCTTGTAAACGACATTATTTTAAATAATATTCTAAATCAAAAATAAAACTTCCTAACAATTCAATCTTATGTCTAATAAGTTCAGCTTCAAGATTAAATTTATGCTCTGAACAAAATGATAATTCAGATAATAATTTATTTCTCTCTGTTTTCCACTTATTTATTAGATCATCTTTAGATAATTCTTCCATAATAATTAACTTTTAGTGTATTTTCTATCTGTTCTATATTATTCATGTTTTGCTATTTTAATCTCTCCCTGCTGCCAGGGAGAGGATGGTTAGTTACTTGCCATTCTTTATGCTCTGTTCAATGTCGTCAATACGAACATCGAGAACCTCTACGTATGTTTTCATGACGAATATTTGGTAGGTAAGAAGTGCAGCTTGCCTTGCACCTATTTTCTTCGCAACCTCGTCAAAGCCCGGTTTAAAGAACTCTTCGAGGTTATCAAGACGTTCTTTTACGTCAGCATATTCAATGCGCAGTTTGTCAAGAAATGTCTCCGCAACCTTATAATCTTCTTCAAAAGAAACGTGATTCACCCAATAACGACGACCATCATTCTCAACGTAATAACCGTCCGGATTTACGTTATACAGACATTCATTCATTTCAGGAATAGCACCATTACTGTTAGCTTCTATATATTTCATTGGCATAGCCTTCACAGTCTTAGTGATTATGTAATGTTTCATTTCTTCTTTGTTCATAGTTGTATTTGTTTATCTCTCATTGATAATCCAACGAGAGGGGATATTTTTACTCTGTATCTTTCTCGTATATAATCTTAAGCCCATACGCCAAGGCAGCATCATATTCTATCCTGCATACACGTGCCTCCTCCCATCCTTCACAGAAGTATGCTGCATCGCACAAACTCATGCTTTCAAGAGACTTGGCAAGGAAGCAGAGAGGTATTTGCTTGATTCCACGCTGTTACATTTCAAATCCGTTTACGACAATATCTTCATTTTGTTGTGCTCTAATAACATCCATAATCCTCATTGAATTGTAACTGTTCTCTACAAATGCTGTTATCACCACTTAATAACGACAACCAGTCATAAACTTCGTGTCCGTGCCAGATTAGGATAACCCGTCAGCTCCGAAGTAAGTGATTCTCGGTTCGTCGTCAGGCTCGAACCCCACATAGGTTACAGCTCTTGTGAGTTTCTGCTCTGCTGCTTCGGCCTCTTGGTATTTTTTCGTAGCTTGCTCCAAGAGCTTTAAAATCTTTTTATTCATAACTTGATTTAAGCCTCCCTACTGTCACTGGGGAGGGGTGTTTTTTATTCTTTAAATCCGTAAAACTTTAACTCTTTATGCAGAGCTTGTATGTCTCGTTTAACAAGTTCTAATATGTCTTCTTTTTGTCTTATCTTCTCTCTTATAATAAATTCAACATCTCTTTCCCCTATAAAAAAGTATTTCCTTTTCATTGAGGAAAGGTTTAAACTATCAACATTATGAGTAAAACAGTTAATAGCGAGAATATAATTTCTGTCCTCTGGATGTATCATTATGTACTTCCATCTACACAATTCTCCGTCTACTATTTCTGTTATTTCACAGTTTGCTGTGAGTTGTAATATGTCTTTGAATCGTTCCATAAATTTATTTATTTTATTCTTACTCAGTTACCAATTCCCAGTCTTCCGCAAACACGTCACTTGAAGACGGCACCCATGAGTCAGCACGTCCGTCTGGGTTCACTATAAGCATCTGATTGGTGTAAGCGATGTGTGGTTCAGCACGTGCCATAATGATGTCCTTGGCAGACTGAGGAAGCGACTGCATGTTAGGAATGATGTCACCAGTGATATGAGAAGGAACCTGCTTCACAATAAATAAACCCTTACCATTCCAACCCTTACGTCTTACTGCAAGACCAGCCTTCAACAACTCAATAGCACCACCGAAGTTAATTGAGTCTGCTTCATGATAAGCTTCATCAAACACACTCTTAGGAGCCCAAGACTTATATCCGTCCTCGTACTCTACCAAGTAGCCATCTTCCTCAACGGCTGATTGTGTGAGTTCTCTACCAAGCACTTTCTGTGCTTCTGTCATAGTCATAGGCTCTGCCATAATGACCTTCATACCAATAAACTTTTTCATATTATTTATATTTAATCCAATAAGGGATGGTTAATAAGTCCAAACTCGTAGACGAAGACGTAGGGGTTGCGCTTCCATGTGCCTTTTCCTGCGATCTTGTCAATGAGCAGGGAGTATGGTTTTTGGGCTGTCCCATAGGTGGCAGATTCATCTGTGATGCTGTAAAAATGCGCCTTGTTTATTCTGCTCTCAAAATCCACGATACCCTCAGCCAAACAATCCTCGTCGCTGATTTCCTGCAAGCGTTCAGCACGTATGTCAGTGATGCGGATGCGGTGTGGCATAAGGTCTGCCTTAACGAACATTTTGTTTTTGCAACCTTTCTCGAATTTAATACACTCTAATGGCATCCCATGAATGCCACAAAGTCGATAGAACTCATCATTGTCTGCAAGGTCTATGTATCTTTGCGCAATAGCTACATTTTCTCCAACCTTGTATAGTGAATGTTCCAAGGCGTAATCAAGCATTTCTTTCAGTTCTTCACCCTCTGCTTTATAAAGTCGGTCTTTACAATATTCCTTCCAAGCAGCAATAGATTCTTTTGTCCAACCTTCGTACGTGTTCAAACGCTCGAAAAGCATTGTAGGATTCAGAATACGCCTTGTCTGCGTCTTGCGACCTTCAAGTACCTTTTGGGTGAGGAGGTACTTGTCGTTGAACATAATCTTCTTCATACGCTATTATTTTATGCCCTAAGGCTATTTATTTATCCTTCCTTTTGTAAATCTTTCGAATTGTCATGGTTAATACATCTGCTCCAATCTGTATCAAATCCTCACGTATTTCCCAAGCATTAGCAAAGAGTTTAGGTGAAGAATAACGGTCGTCCATGATGTAACGCCAACGCTGCCACCAGTGACGCTTGTATTTTACAATAAAGCAAATACATTTTTCTTTGGCTATTCCTACAGGGATTCTTGTTTTTAATATTCGTACTCTCATAGTTATATCTTTAAGTTTGCGTCTTTGCCCAATGCCCAAAGTATATGCTGTAGCTCGTGGACGTTATTTGCAACATTAAGTTTTACATAAAGTCCATCAGTAGTGCGTTTTAAGAAAACTCTTATACCATTTTCATATCCAAACTCTACTGACAAATACATGTATTTACTAATCATCATAAAGTACCATCCTTCTGTTCTCTTCCTCCACCCGTTCTTTTTGAGGATTTCGGGGGTAAGTGGGATGGGGTCGATATTGCGACACAATACTCCATACGGCCATCTGTCGTTTGAAATGGGTTTAAGACCAATACTGCCTTCATTTTCTTTGTATAGGGGTGTGGAACGTACTTCTGATACTTTTCCTATAGTACCTTGTTCTAATGAGCAGTTCTCGTTAACGATTACAAGGTCGCCTATTCTTAGGTCTTCTGCTTTAATCATTTCTTACCTCCTTTCGGCAATATGTCTTCGATGTAGCACCATTTGATTATTTCATAAACATCTGCATATTTCTTCCAAGGAATAACATTGCAATACACATCTACAACATAAGTACCCTCTATTATATTACAAATGCGTTTAACGATAATTGGTTTTCTGTATTCGGGTTCTTCTTTGGCATCATGCCAAATAGTCTCCTTGAACCATTCGATACCACGTATGAAACCTGCTGACATACATATATTTGCCTTTGGGCTGAGCACATCAGCAAAAACTACGTCAGTTGCTGCTTTTATTTTCTCTTCGTTTATCATATTATTTTTCTCTGATTTTCTGATATTGTTTAACGAATGTCTTTTCCGTGACCCACTCGCTGTATCGTGTGCGATAGTAAGTCTTTGGTTTGCCTGATACCAAGCCGTTCTTGTCGCGAGGGGTGTTGACGCTCTTGTATATCGTCGGAACAATGTCGGTAGACTGGTATGCCGTAATGTATTCGTCCTCGAAGGCTATGTGGGCAGTCTCACGGAACTTGACACTTTCGAGGGAGAAGGGGCAGCTCATTTGCTGCCTCCTTCCGTGTAAGGTTTTGTTGTATTTAAGAAATGCTCGTTACCTTCGTAGTGGATGCAGTATCTGTAGCTACTGATTAAACAGTGATATTTGTATTCTGCGCCATCTTCATAGTATGAAAAAAAATTTACATTCCATTTTGCATCCTTATAGTTTCTCACCAACACCTTGTCGAACGACTTGAACGGACATTCGGGCTTTATTGGCTCTACTTGCAGGGTGTCGGGGTTGTACTTGCCTTTAAGGATACGCTCTACCTTTTCAATGAACTGGTTGCGCTCCTCCTCTGTTGCTTTTCTGAAAAGAAGTGTTGTACAAACTTCTTCTTCACCTGTATTATTATCACAATACAGATTGACAGTAGTATTGAACTCTGTGTAAGTGTCATTAGCCCAGCCGTCAAAGACAGCAGCCATACCACCACCATTTTTTATTACTATGTCCCCTCGCTTGAAGAACTTAGTCCAGTCACGCATTTCAGAGGAAGGGGACAAAAGAGATTCTGCTTGTGAATATCCGGAATAAAAAAGTCCATTTTCCGTAAAAGTATCGAAAACGTCTTCGCCGTCGTCATCCTTGCTAAAAACAGAAATGATATCGACTTTACTTTGATATAACTTGACTTCCCCAAACAAAGGACTATACAGCTTCATCCCTTTCGGGCAATCCTTCAATATCTCTGCTATATTAATCTTGTTTTCCATTGTTGTAATTTTTATTGTAACACATTTCCAGAAATTCTATTTTCCCGTTGGTATTTCTTCGTCAGTTCCATGCGTGACCGAATCTAATTGTCTGCAAATCTGCTTGTACATCAGCTTGCACCATTCGTCGGCAGGGGTGCCGTTTAGGCTGTCAGCATACTCCTTGATGGTAGTCAAAGCTACATATGCGCCAACGTAAGCACTATTCATGTCGCTCTCTCGTGATTCTTCTTCTGTCACTCCACCAAGAAGGATGATGAGCCATGTCTTGATTTTCTTCTTCATAGTTGTATATTTCGTAGGATGAAAGGTTGTGAGGATTGAGTCCTTAGAAGGTGGACTTTGACTAACTTGTGTACAGCACGTGGCTGCGCCTTGTTAAAATCATTAACTATACGACGTTCAAGTTCTGTGTGCCATACAGGTTTATCTGTGCCAGGAAGAGTGATTTCGGCACGGACTCGCTGACCGTTGTCAAAAGTGAAGATAGCTGTGCGCTGCTCACGAGGTACAAATGGATTGTGTTTCATTTCGCACTCCTTTATTTTTGTTGTTATCATAATTAATCCTCCAATTTCTTTATGTCTTGATATTCGTAATGCAGTATGCGCTTCTTTGCTGATCGTGTGCCATCTTTTTTGGGTGGATTCACGTAAATGGTGAAATGCCCATTCGGTGTTATACCGTTCAGAAGTGTAGGACGAATATCATGTATCCAAAACACCTCTTTTGTTTTGATGTTAATACACTTATCGTCTTTCTTGTATGGTATGCTTTTGATGTCTTCATTTACAAGTCTTATAATGTTCTCGTTGATAATTCTTCTATCAGCAAGTAAATCGATGATTTTGTTATTCATAATTTATAGATTGTATCGTTTTGTTATTTTTTACTTTGATGTTTATAGGAGTATCTTCTTTGAAATACTCCCATGATGTATAATCTTCCTTCATTACTCTGTTGTTTTTATCGTTTCTTTACATTCTCATACAGCTCCACGATTTCCTCGTCTGTCAGCTCACCTTCCTTGTCCAGTCCATACAGAAAGAATTTCTCCTTTGATATGGACGTCACACCTGCCTGTGCTGCAAACACCGATATACCTCTTAGTGTGCCCGTCTTGCGGAATATGTCCACTATCTTTCGCACGTAGGCGATGAAGTTTTGTGTCTGCTTGTCGTAGACAATTCTGCAATCTTTCGTCGGCTCATCTTTGTCTGACGGTTCTTCTGCACTGCTGTCAAACAGTTCCTCTATAGCGCCGATATTCAACCCTGCCTTGCGCAATTGGTTGCCGTACGCCTTTAAGCTGCCGCACAGTTGCTTCACTACCTCCACCGTATAGCGTGCGCCCTTCAGTTTCTCATACTCCTCATTGAGATTGTCGTACTGTTTTTTCAGGTGCTTGTATTCGCCCTCAATGGCGCTTGGCTTGTTCTTCTTCTCCATGCGCTCAAGCATATTGCGATAGAGCACGTCCTTCTGCTCTACGAGCATGTTCAGACGCTCGTTCTCCTTTTTTAGCTCATCGCGCTCTGCCACCACCTTGTCGTAGTTGCGCAGTATTATACGTGCCTGGTCTATAGGCGAGAGGTCTTTGTTGAATGTTGCCATAATTGTAATAGTTTTATTGCTTATTGTTATTCGATTCTACTATGCAACTCAGCTGTTCTACCTGCTGCTGCAACTTAAACATCTCCCTGCTCGCATGGTCTCTCTCCATTCTTGCCTCTGCTACAAGTACCGAACCTACAACCACACTCCCTATTAGTACCACTGCTACGCATACCCACGGCAGCCTGTGTGCAAATGTGTTCACGTCCTTACAGGCTCCCTTGGCAAAAGCCCAACCATACTTCAATGTGTACATGCCAGCCTCCTTCGTACTGACATTATCCACAAAGTCTATTCTTGTTGTCTTCATATTTCTTTAGTTTTAGTTATTTTCTTAATGATTTCCCCCTGAACACGATTTTCTTAGTTATCGCCCTCAGTCTGTCTACGGTTCGCTCCCCATATTTCTCCACCATCTTCTCTTGCGACAGATTGGTCGTAAACATCAGCAGCTTGCCTTTCTTCTCCGCCTCGTCTACAATGTCTGGGAACCTGAGGTTTCTGTTGCCATAGTTTACCTCCACCGATTCCTTGCCCACATCATCAATATATATAATGTGTTTCTTTACGATGTCGTCAAACTTACTGTTCAAGTCTTTCGCGTCATATAGAGAGATTATCTTTCTTGGGAAGTGATAAAAGTTAAACAGCACCGGAAGAATCTTTGCGCCTATCAGCGTTTTGCCGCGTCCACACTCGCCACAAAGCCACAGGCCACGCCCTTTGTTGTCCGTCAGCCATTCCGCCACTTCCTCGTATTCCGGCTGCCATACAGCGCCCTCACCGCAATAGTATTTCAGTCCGTTACACAGCAACAACTTTGCGTTGTCAATGTGTATGCTTACCTTCTTCGGCGACCCAAAGAAGCCTGTACCTTGCAGCGCCAGCTCGTATTCCTCCCACACGGTTTTTATGTCTTTTTCTACCATGTTTCTTCGTTTTTAAATTCGTCCTCCTCCTTATGATACACCATTCCGATGTCCTGCGAAGCCTTACGCGACAACTTCCTTTCGTCATCGTTCTTCTTCCATGTAGCCAACCTTCGAGATAGCTCGAAGGTCTTCTGCTTCTCCCAGTGCATCTTTGTGCCACCCTCGTTCACCTGCGCCCAATGGTTGTAAAACTCTTCTATCAAGTTTTCTCCATATTTCTCAACGAAAGGCTTTAACGCCTCGTGAAATTCTACCTTACGTTCTTCGAGCGTCTTTCGGGGCAAGTCGTCCTTGTTAATCTTCTGTTTACTTGTTGTTAACTTACTGTTAACCGCACGATTTCCCTCCATGTTTGTAACACGCTTATAATAAGCTATTTGAGGTATATATATGTACGTTCTTTTCTGTTCACTCGCTGTTAACCTATTGTTTACTTGCTGTTTACTTCGTAATTCTATAGCCCCTATGTTTACAAGTCTTTTCACATACTTATACAACATTGTTCGCGAGCGATTTAAAGCTTTAGCCATGTCCGCATAAGAAGCATCTACATATCCCTCATCGTTTGCCTTATATATAAGGTAGAAGAGCGTTAGGGTTGTAGGTATATCTCCTATCTTCCTAAAGCAAGCCCCAATGTCAGCCATATTTTGAAGCTTTTGTTAGACATCTTTTTCTTATGTTCGTTTACGGACGGTAGTGGTCCTTTACAGGGTAAAAATCCTTCTTTTATTAGAAGACTTTTATAAAGTTTTACGGCTAAAGGCGATAACCTGACCTCTGTTGCAACCTCTTCGTCTGAAATTAAAGTTAAACCATCTTCATCCGTACTTTTTGCGAAGCACAGCCATATTTTGATAGCCGTCCAGTCGAACTCCAGTAATCTATTTGGTATTTCCATAATGTTGCTTCTTTTACAGTTTCTTCAAGTTATACCCCGTCACCGCATTAAACCACCGACCTTGCCACTCTCTTGCGTCAATGCTTATGTCGCATCCCACAGCGTCGCCATTGCCCAGTTGGTTCACCACGTCTACTTGCGCCCCTCTAAACGTCACCACTATATTCTTCGGATATTGCAAGCTCGTCACATGCTCTATCACAACGTCACGTTCTCTCCATTCTCTGCCCGACTGGCTTATACCGCTTTTCTCGGGCAGAATCTTTATTATCGGTCCTTCAATATGTATCATCTTAATTCCTAATTTATTAATTCCTCATCGCCAAAGGCGACAATTCCTAATTCCTAATTCCTAACTCGTAATTCCCTACACCCATCCTGCGCCACCGCTCGCCAGTTCTGCCTTTGCGCTTCTCAGTCCTCTCTCGTCGTCCTTGTCCGGTATTATCACCTCGCTCATCGACGCATAATCCAGAAAGTTCCTTATCACGCTCGACATTTCAGCTGTAGTCAGGTAACACAGCGGTTTTGGTTTTTTACTTCCGTCTGCCAGGAATATATGCGGACACACGTCCTGCTGTATCGTCCGTAGCACACTATAGAAAGTCTCGCCCTGCTTATATCCATAGTAACTGATGATGAAGTTCAGATAAGCCATCTGCTTGTTCGTAGCCACCTCTCTGTGCTTCACTATGTCTATTGCATACCCGCAGTCGCGAGCCTTGTCTATCTCTCTCATAGCAGCCATATACTGCCTTGGGTCATTAAGTCGCTCAAAAGTCGCCATACCCCCTTACCCCCTTTCCAATTATTTCATTATTAATGCATCAAAATAGTACCATTAAAATGTTGCCATTCTTCAAGCAGCATCCTCCGATGTTCTCTTTTGACTTCGTTTATGCATTTCAACTTCCACTTTGTGCAGCGTCCTTTTATAACAAATCCCTCATAAGGGATTATCCAAAATCCGCTTGTTGAAGGTCGCGAATAACGCTCAACGTATTTCACTGCCTTCTTCATCTTCCTCGGTACTCTCATGTAGCAAATCGTTTTTAAAACGCATCATTACCTCCTCAAAACTACACTCCTTGCTCTGAAGGTTCTTGACAAAATCTTGTAGCGCATCTACAACCTTGTAATCAGAATCATATTTTTTAATAAAGGCAGAATCCTTTAATATGCAATTTATGATAAACTTTAGTGCTTCTATCACACGTCTATCACAACTATTACGCACAATTTCGTTATAGTCCTTTACGGATATTGTTACCATTGGTTCCATAATTCCTATTTTTAAAGTTCGTCAAATTCTTTTTGCAAACGTTTCTGAGTATCCTTTAATAAATCACGAAGTTTCTTGCTAAACTCCTTGTCATTCCTGACGAGAATGCTCACGTGCCTATCTAACACTTCATTCATTCCACCATAGTCAAACATATAGAGAAGGTTTACACAAACATCTAAGGACTCAGCCAAACAATATGCTTTTTTGAATACTACTCTTTCCATATTTTTTACATTAACACAATTTCCAATCCCTTCTTCGCCACCCATGTCGGCACACCAGTCTGTCCTGCCACCGTCAGCTCAGCGTGTTTCTTGTCCAGATGTCTCTCGCTTGCGTGTATCAGCGTTATCGTTGTAGCTGTCTTGCCCGCCTCGCACATCTTCAAGTACTCCACACAATGCTTCAAGCTCATGTGGCTCAGCCTCACTCTGTCTGCCATCGACGGCATCGTCTTACCCGTTCTCACCGCTTCATCAAGTATATCGTCCTGATAATTCGCCTCGATAAGATAATGCGATACACCCTTCACCACTTGATGCAGATTCCAACAGTCCGTAGCAAAAAAGAGCGTCTTCATTTCCGGATGATGCACAAGATAAGCGAAGCATTCCACGTCATGCTCAACTTTCAGAGGCGTTACTCTGAAATCTCCCACTTGGTATGTCTTGCCATGCTCCACCGCCGTAACGCCAAATTTATTGTTCTCCTTTACAGCAGCTGTCGAGTATACGTCTATCCCGGCACGAGTAAAATCTCTTACGTATTTAGCATGGTCTCCTTATCCGTGCTCGTGGCTTATCAACATACCACGAGCACAAGCGATTTTTAAGTGTCCTACATTTTGGTAGTCTTTTAACCTACAACCAGCTTCTATTAGAAGTTGCTGTCCATCATCAGCCTCCAGTAAAAATCCATTACCTCGGCTTCCACTATTTATTGTCGTTAATATCATTCTTCAAACCTCCAAATAAAACCTCCTGCTTGTGTTCTGAATTTTCCCTTTTTATATTCTGTCCTATTGCACACTTGTAATATATTACGAGAGCAAACACCAGTCTCGTTGGATGCTTCTTTTGCATTATTATGTTTAGCAATATAATGTCCATCCAGGGAATACTGACAAATTTTCTTAGGTCTTATGAGTTTATTGTATCTTTTCATAGACTCAATCATCTCTGGATGTTCTGCAAGATGTATTTTGTGATGCTCCATTGTTGAGACTAACTGCAGGTTCTTTATATTATTATTTTGTTTGTTGTCATCTTTATGATGGACTACAAACCCGTTGGGTACGTCTCCCCTAAAAGATTCCCATACAAGTCTATGGATTCTACAGGTTTTACGCTTTCCTAATCCATCATTTAGGATAAGAGCCAAATACCATCCTTTTCTATTGTTGGCTTTGCAGATATGTTCTTTTATTTTTATTATTCTACCATTCTTGCCAATTTTCCAATAAGAACGTTTTTTGACTCTTCCTAAATTACTTACTTGGTAATCGAGAAATCCTTTTACAGACCTCCATTCTTCCATTACTTAAACGGATTATCGTCCTCTGCAGCCGTGGCAGCTTCCGCGCTTGCAGCGCCATCATTCACCACTTCTCCCGTCTGTGCGTCCACGGTGATTACTTCCTTCGTCTCCGCAAACTCCTCGTCACGTACCTGCTGAGTCGTCGCCGTAGCCTCATCGTCCGATATGGCTCCCATCATTTCTATTGACAGATAGCCGTACTTCGAAAGCAGTCTTCTCAACACAGTCTTGATGCCCATGCTAAGGAAATCGCCTTCCCAGCCAACCATTCCCGTTGGTCCATTCTGTGCCTGTCCGTTCGCAAGGTCGCAAAGATTGTCCACTGTAGGTATAGGGTCTTCCTTCGTTGCCTTGCGCTTGAACGATGGAGAATACTTTAACGCATACGCTGCCATTTCTGCAAGCGACATGTACAAAGTCTTCGAGAAGCCGTTTACAGTCTCGAAATGAGCAAAGAACCCTTCTATTCTGTCACTCGTTTTTTCTCCCGAGAGGTCAATGCCTCCCGACAACTTGTCCTTTCCGCGAAGCTCACCCTCATATACCACATCGGCATTGATGTTGCGGTATTGTCCGGTGCGCATTGCCATCTGAATGTAGCCACGGTAGCCGATGGTTAGGGTTGGTGTTGGCACCGACTTGCGTGCCTCCTTGTCCCAATTATTGAAAACCATCAGATAAGCATATCCCAACTGCTTGTTGAGTGGCAACTTCAATGTTGCTGCCTTGATTGCCTCCTGCACTACTTTGTTCACGTCGCAACCCTGCAATTTCTTGTCATTGGTAAAGATTTCAACCAATGAAGTGGCAAATGTACCAGAGTTTGCTCCAAGCACGCTTTTCAGTTGGTTCTGTACATAGCTGCCTTTAACCTTATTGTTAAAGGTTAGTATTGCTTGCTGTTGAGCTGTCATTTGTGGCTGTTTAGCCACCGCTGTTGTTGTCTGTGTCATTTTTCTATATATTTTATCAGTTCTTCTTTACTTTTAAACACGTGCTCCTCCTTTACGGGAGGAAACACGCAAAACCTATATTGCACGAATGGCTTTGATGTACCAAGCACTTGCACGTCCACTCCTGTTATCTTGCAGCATTGTGCTCGGTAATCATCCAGAAACCACACCGCGTCACCGATATTGTGCTTAGTCTTTATATTCATAGCGCTCTATCGTTAGCTCCTTGTCTTTTGTCACCATCAGTCTTATCTGCTGTCCTCCGTCATACAACGGATCCAGCACCGCCTCGGCATTGTCTATCATGCAAGGCACGTTCACTTGATAGTATTCCTTCAACGCTCGCGCAATGTCCAGTCCGGCATTCATCTTGGCAGCTGTGTTCGAGTCAGAATAGGGCACACCGTCCACCGAGCACTCACACCAAGGCTTGTCTGTTCCGTCCAACTGTCGTCTGAACATCGACCACTTTACCAGTCTAAAGTGTTTGTTTACGATGTTCTCCATAGCCTCGCAGGCCATCTTCTGATAGTCGCTCACAGCTGCTATCTTGTCGTCAAGCTCGTCAAGCTGCTCTTGCCATACCTTTCGGTCGTTCTTCACAGCCTTTATCTGCTCGTTCACCTTATCCCATTGTGTCCTTACCGAGAGCCGCGCGTGTAGCGCATCCAACTCCGCCTCCTGGTCTTTTATCTTCTTTTCCAAGTCGGCCTTAAGCTTCTTGTCCTCTTCGCTCATGCCCTCGTCAGTCGGCTTCTCCTGCTCAGCCTCTACCTTCTCTATACGGTCGCACACCTGCTTGTATTCTGGCTTCTCCGCAAGCAGTGTCTCTACACTCACCTTCTCATTCCCCTTCTTTTCCTGTTCCTCCAGTGCCTTTTGGGCTTCCTTCAGTACTGCCTCGGCCTTGTCGAGCTGTGTCTGTGTAGTTTTCTGCTCCAGCTTGAAGCTTTCAATCTCCTTTTCACACGCCTTTACATCTTCTTTTATTTTTGTAGCGTCATTTCTCAGTTTCTTAAGGTCCTCAGCTTGGTTATTGAGGAAAGCCTTTTCCGATTCCTCTTTTATCTTCTGCACCTGGTCCTCAGGCAAAGGCTGCTTGCAGGTAGGACAGAAGGCATCATCCTCGTTCCATTCCCACGTTCTTGCCTTTACAATCTTCCACTTTGCTGCTCCGTCTGCCATCTCTGCGTTAAGTTCGCTGATACGGGTGTTGCATCTATTAATAGACTCGTCATACGACTTTACTTTTTTCTTCAAGTCCTCTACAGTTTGTTCAGCTTCCGTCACAGCCTTATCACATGCTGTCTTTGCCTCAGCGTTAGCCTTTATTATATCGCCCAACATGCGCTGTGCCGACTCTTCCATCATGCGCTTGCGCTTGTGGTCAAGGTTCAGAATGTTTATATTCTGCTGTTTGCGTACCAAGTCTGCACCACCGCCGTTTATGGTGTTCAGACTATTGCGCATCTTGTCTATTTCCTGCCCTTTATCGTTAATCTGCTTCTCTATCGCGTCCCAGTCTTCCGCTTTTGGCACCACCTTGTTCAACGATTCAAGCCTTACGGGCACATCGTCAAGCTTGTCCTGTATTTCCTTGCGATTGTACTTCAGATGCTTCAGCTCCTTGTCGATGTCTTCCTTCTCAAGCAGTTCTTTCACAGCGTCAAAGCGTGCGTCGCCACCCGTCACATCCTCCACACTCGGAACGCCGTACATTTCGTTCAGCATCTTACGTTGGTCACCCCACTCCATTCCAACAAAAGCATAAGGCGATGAACAGAGCCTGAACACCTTTTCCGGACAAATCTTGTCAACAACCTTCTTAAAGTCTCCAGCTGTCACTACCTCTCCGTCTACCTTGTACGTGTAGTTGTTAGTCACGCTACCATCTTTCTTGCGTGTCTCGGTAAGTATTCGGGTTAGCAAATGGTTCCCTGTCCACAAGGGTATGCCTTCAAGAAAGTCCGAGTCGTCACGCGTGCACAACCTAATCTCAACCGAGTGTTCCACATCTTCAATCTCGTTGCCGTGCTCGTCCTTGGTCTTTATACCAAACTTGGTGTCACCAGCTTGGTTCGTTCCAAACAGTACCCAACTAATAGCGTCTGCTATCGTCGATTTACCTATGCCGTTACAGCCTTTCACCACATTGATGCGGCTGCTAAACTCGTAATCGGCTTTTTCCGCACCCTTGAAGTACCTCAGGTGCAACTCGTAAATACATATCTCTTTCATATTATCACAATTTAGAATCCTTCAAATATATTGTTACACCGTTCAGAGTCTTGAAGTAGTTTATGTCGCCATCTTTCAATAGTTCCTTCAATACCTCCCTTAAATCCTCCTGTACGGCTGTCTTCAATTCTGCAAAGTTCACACCCATCGGTCTCTTTGTATCGTCGGGCATCATCTTCTGCAGCTTCTGTAAAACATATTCCTTGTTCATGTTATATTTTGTTTTATAGTTTCGTAGTAAAATGCTGTTCTATTCTCACGAACCGAACAACAAGAGTGTTGTATGACAAATAAAATTAAGATTTTCGTGGGGGCAGAGGGAATCGAACCCTCACATCGGAACCACTTCTTTATAACTCTACGCTACCCAAGCCGTAGTCACGCCCCCTTAAAACTGTCCTATGCTCACGCACCAGACAGGCAAAAAGTCTTGTAATACACGTTATAGCCACTGCTATCATCTAACATTAATAACATTTTACATACCAATATGAGCTTATCAATTCATTCCTATGTCTAAGATTTAAGCCCCGTAAGTTCTGTTCTGCATTTTCCGCGAACAAGCCTACAAACAAAGGCTCTTGTCACATTATATTTTGCAGCCAAATCCGACTGCTTTGTACCAGTTTGATATTCTTCAAATATCAATTTTGCTTTATCATCGCTTATTTTTCTGTTCAACCTGGCTTTCTCACGCGCTTTTTCAGAAAAGTAATAATGTCCAGCTTTCCTGCTGTAATTATTATTTTCTTTCTGTGTCATCCATTCGAGATTCTCTACTGTGTTATTTCGCGTATCAAAATCCTTATGGTTCACAGTTGGCAAATTGTCTGGATTTGAAAGAAAAGCCATTGCGACTAAACGATGTACTAAGAATGTTTTACTTTCTTCACCCTTGGTAAGACGGACTCTTAAATAACCACCGTTAATCTCCATTGGTGTCATTATGCGTCCACCGTAAGAACCATGTCCCATTTTCCTAACACGTCCTTTATTACTTACAGCATAAAGACCTTCGTAGCCAACAACATCCTTCCATTTTTCACCTGGCAAGTCCGGGTTCTTTAGAAGATTTGCTGCATAATGCTTATTGCTGTTTCTTTTACAGATACAACGTTTGCATATCCTCGCATGTCCATAATATTCGGACTGAGGCTTTTCTATACCGCAGATGTTACACTTTATGCCATTCGTCATAATGCTTCTCCTCCTTTAGTCGTTTTATTTCTTTTTCGTAGTACTCAATGAGTTGCTCCAGCTCCCAGTTCGACCATTTCTTTGTTTGGTTATGCTTCACCCTCAACAACTCGTATCTCTGGGTTCCGAGTTTCTTTTCAAAGAATCTACTCAACTCCAACAGATGTGAACTGTTCATTCTGTTATCATAAGCACACTCCATAACCATATTGTCTGGGTCAAACCTTGTGTTCATATGGGCACGTCCCCAAAGGTGTGAGCAGTCGCCCTTTGCAAATGGGAGATAGCGTCCACACGTCGGACAACGGAAATATCCATCCTTGTTTACATCACGCAATCGGATATACAAGCTCATTGTTTTGTCAAGCTTTGTTATAAGCGATTTTGTGCTTCTCCATTTTCCCGTCCTTGCAGTTTTCCCCCAAGTGTCGGACTTGTTTTTATCTTTCTTTTTCTTCCAAAACATATCCTTAGTATATCTCCTCCTTTCTACCCATGTCGGCAGAACGTTGTTTAATCTTCAAGTTTAGGCAGTGTATCCGCCTCATGCGCCACTCAAACAGCCTCAGCGAGCCCCTGTCTCTCTCGAGCAGCTTGTATATCTCGTCAACCCTATCTTGATAGGTGCGTGTCGTAAAAAGTTGCAGCATAGCATTGGTTTTTAAAGATTTAAAAAAACTGTCTATCCTCCCGAACCAACAGCCCGAATAGTCTAACGACACAGACTCCTCCGTGCCACATCTAAACAAACTGCTTTAATATCTGATTGTCAGCTTTCTCTATTCTTCAAACATCGGCAATCTCACCTTCCTTCCCCCTAAGGAGTCCAAGGCCATCTTGCGTATGTTCTGTGCCACGCTCGAGTGTGAACGGTAAGCAAGCGCATTGTACACAGCTGTTCTTTTATATCCAAACCGATTCATCAGTACGGAAATTTGTTCCTTTGGAACAATTATTTTCGTTTTATTTATCAACTTTGCCATATTATCTGTATATTTGCACAATAAATAAGTTTATGTAACGGTTGTAAACCGTTTTACCGATGCAAATGTACAACTATATGGGCAACTGCCCAAATATTTGGACATAAAACTACTTTTTATTTATATATTTTTACATACGATTACATTAATAAACATTTTACAGCTATGACAACCATTACCGAACGCCTCGAAGCCCTACGCCGACATTACAACCTCTCGGCTCGTGGTCTTGCCGATCGTCTTGACCAGCGTCCGTCTACAGTCGTAAACTATTGCAACGGCTCACAGCCACCTAAGTTGGAGTTTATTGAACATGTGTTACAACTCTTCCCCGACATCTCTGCGGAATGGCTAATACGAGGCAAAGAGCCAATGCTCGTCACCGAGCATCCCGACCTTGCCGTGCTTAAGAAAAAGTACGAGACAGAAATACTTGTCAAGGAAGGCATCATTAAAGAGCTGCGCTCCATTATTCTGGAGAAAAACCAGAACAAGCAGTCTCCCGACCGTCAACAACTTGTAGGGTAGTCCCGTTATACCCTTGGCTTAAAAAAGACGATTAAAGCCAACAAAAAAAGGTAGCTGTCCTCACGGATGGCTACCTTAGCAATAAAAGTACAATGTGTATGTAACTAAAAACGTAACTAATAACAACTCTTATATTAATTTCTTCGCGACTTCTCTATACCATATCGGTCACAAACATCGCAATATGCAGAGTATGCAAGGTTATCTGCCATTTCGTTGTATGTATTGCCATTATGGCCTTTCACCCAGTGAAATCTCACACCAGCCACATGAGCAGCGCATTTCTTATATAGCTCGTAAAGGTCTGGATTCGCTTTAGGCTTATACGACTTTGACAGAACCCTTATGCAATACTGACTATCTGTATACACGTCAACGTAGGCACCCTTAGGACACGAATTTACGGCACTTATAATCGCCAATAACTCCATTCTGTTTTGTGTAGTGTTCAGCTGTCCGTGATTCCTTATTTTTACCACCTCTCCGTCTTTTAGCACGATATAAGCCGAACCGCCAACCCTGTTAGCCGAGCGAAAGTCACAACTACCATCAGTATAGCACACATAGTGAAGACCGTTGTCGGAAAATACCTCCTCAACCTCATTGATGATTATCTTCTCATGTTTTTGTACTATATCACTCATGCGTCTCGGCTCGCGCCCGAATTTTTGTAAGAGAATACCGTGATGGGCACTTGCTAAAGTTTGCCAATCAACAGGAATATCTCCGTTTCTTTTACGCCAATTTGCTTTACTTAACGAGCACCAAAGAGCATTTATATATTCTTTATCTAAAATATGAAGTTTTTTAGTGCAGTAATCGTCAAATTCTTCATTTGTCGGTATTTTGTAAGTTTCTTTTTTCATATGCGTTACTTTTTTTGTTAATTTTGCCGCTTTTTCGGCTTTTGAAAGTTTTGCCCAAAAAATAGAGAAAGAAGCAAAGAGAATAAATATAATAATTTATCATTAAATATTTTATTCTCTCTTTCATTAAGCCAGCCAAGGCTTGGATGGCTAATTCACGACTCTCCCCTTATAGTGAGGTATAAAAGTCTCACCATAGAGAAGAGTCAATACTCGTTAAGCCGAACCTTAGGACCTCAGGAGCATCACGCCACTTGTCAGCACACGACAGTTAACGTATGGGGCTTTCGATGTTTGCTATCGCCTCCCGCGCCTTCCCCAATCAACTCTTGCGCTTCTGCCCTGGGTCCCACTTGCAGTGTTTGTTTCAAGTCGAAATGTTGCGTGGTGTATTTAGCCGTCTCTTCCACTCCGACCATGAATGGGGACAAAAAAAGAGAGTCCCCATCCGCCGTTCGAGTAACGCTTCGAACTTTGGACGAGGACTCCATATGTTGATTGAAGTATCCTAAATGCGCTTTATGTTTGTGCGTTACTACTGAAAAGCGATGCAAAGATACGTTTTCTTGTTCAACCGACCAAATTCACTTTACATTCGTTAACGCCATAAAAATCATAAATCCGTAAACTATTTTATAAAATAGTTTGCTTGTTACCCAGAATTTACCTAACTTTGCACCATAAAAACCAAAGAAAGCTGACAATCAGATAGTTACAATATATTATAAGTGAACCCTGCGAGGTCACTTTTAGACAATATTGCTTTTTATTTGATTGTATCGCTAACAGCTTCTTTACCAAGCTGTTAGCGATATTATGCTTTGTGTAAGCTGCTGCTAATAAACGAGTTACACCGTAAACGCATACATAAACGAGTTTATTTCACAACGTTCGGGTACACCAGTAATTATCGGCTTTCTCGCACATTTGGACGTTCCATCCCTCTGCTTCGTAGTATATCATCGTTTATTCTTTCCTGACTTCGTCATTGCGTCACCTAAAAATCTTCATCAAAGAGTTTAGCTATTTTCTGATGCCTTGCCATCAGCATGGTTTGGGTGTAAACCTCCTTATTCAGAGGTAGCTTAATTTGTATGGTGGTGATTGTCTTTGCCAATGCAAGCACCTTGTCCACGCTCATCTTAATCTCTGAGA